AGTTTGGCTCCTGCCATACGTGCACCGACTGCCGCAGCTACGGCATTGTCTGTGTCAATTTGTTTAAGGAATTCCGATGCCTTGCTGATCTTCTCAGCAGTGCGCTCAGACTTAGCCAACATACGCTTCATGTAAGATTCAGGGATATAGATGCGTACATCAGGCCACAGCTTGACTGCCTCGTTAAGTGATTTGCAGTTGACTAAGAAGTCGCGAATCTTACTGCTGATTGCATTCCACTTAATATTGATGTCATCAACTTGCTTGTCACGCTGAATGATGGGGGCCATGTCAGGATGCTCTTCAGTCATCGAGAAGTATGCCGTGTAGCTGTTTTGGTCAAGTGGTACGCCAATCTTGTTGGCTAACTTGATGAACAAGCGAGTCTTCATACCGTGACCGTTATGCTCATACTCTGCCACGCCACACAGTTCACCGACATTGCGTTTCCACGATGATGGAATGACGTCTTTCAAGTGGTAGTGTTCGCCCCAAACTAATTTTTCGAAATCAGTTGGAACATAGTTGAACGCCAAGTTGTCCGTGACTTCAGGAATTGAATTGACCTCCGCTTCTTTCATGCGATTGATCTTGCTGCGAACTTCGTCCAGCAGTTGGTTGCTAATAGCTACATAAGCCATGGTGTTGCTCCGTTTAGTTAGTAAGTTTAAGTCATTATCCGTGATAATCAATAGGGACAAACCCCAAGATTAAAAATAAATTGCATGTCTAACGAGAGCCATGCCAGCTTTCAGAACAGTGTCCTTGAGAAGATTAAGTCGAATCTCCTCCGTGTAGGTAATCCACTGTCCGTTGTAATAGCCACTCATGTTGGGTATGGATGCGTTGTTCAAGCCGAGCCTAACGACCATCTCTGCATCTGTACCCATCGGTGTGGTGTAGTTGATATCTCTTACGTTGATTCTGTATCCGTTGTCGAGGCCGTATAGATGACTCATGAGCATCTTGTCGAACGAGCCCAAGCGGAGCATGACTTTGGTTAACTTGTACAGCACCGCAGTCTTTGCTCTCGCATCGTTGTATTGGGCCTCGCTTACGAGTCGATCATTGCTCCAGTTCGAAGTGGACGTTTTCACCATAAGGCGCTTCGATCTCGCTACTAATACACCACACGACAGGGAAGCTAGGTTCACTTGCAAAGTCTGTGTAGCCATCGGTCAGACAGACAAACACATCGGGGTCGATGCCTTGGTCAGCACAGTAATCAAAGCCTGCAGGCATATGGGTACCGCCACCTGAATAGAACTCGAGGCTAACTTCTTCGCCACAATCGAACTCTTGGTGCTTGACTACCTCAGTGTCGGTGTACAAAACATGAACCTTGGATGGTCTGCACTGCTCGATGATGCGTGATAGGTGACCGTTGTAGTGATCAAGCTCAACCTTAGAGATGGACCCAGACACATCGACTTGCACGACAAGTTCGCCCATCTGCGGTAGCTTATCTACGCTAGGCAAGTACACATCAGCAAAGCGACGATTAGGTCTACGCCACGATTGGCCTTGGTTCACACGAGACACACAGTGCTTCTCAAGAATCTCATACCATGGGGTCTTGGACTCGAGCATACCTGCAACCATATCCTGTAACTTGGCGGACAACTTACCGCGCATCTTGGCGGCTTGTGCTGCTTCAGCGATCTCGATCTTGATTTGACCTTCAAGTTCACGAATCTCATCTTGGGTCAGTGGCTTGCCACTATCGCCATCACCATAGATCACATCATCACCAGTGCCATCGTTGGTTGGTCCGTCACCATCATTACCATCGGGCAAGTTGTCATAGATGTTCTCGACTGTATCGTCCTTGGACCCCTTCATGTCCACAGTGTTGGGGATACGCTGACCCACATTGCTATCGTCTAGCATGTCGTTAATCCAAGCGTCACCTGCATAGTTCCATTTCTTACGATTGCGAGTACCGACACGCAGTGCATGCTGACCGATAACGTGACCGACCTCGTGGCATAAGCCCCACACCACTTGGGGGACAGTGAGTGACTCGATGAAGTCAGGGTTGATGTAGATACGCGCCCTTGCGTCCACTGCCAGTGTTGGGATATCACGTGTGATAACCATGGGGCGTTTAAGTAGGATGCTTGCCCAGAATGGGTGATCAAGTACGATCTGCGCTTTGGCTTTGTCTAGTTTGGTTGTCATGATTAACCTTTAGTTATGTTGAAAGTAAATACTTCATTGCGATCAACTGCTTCGCAAATCCGATACGCTTTGTCCAATTCTTCTTGGCTTCTTATTAGTGGGGTGATCTCTCGTGCTTTCCTTGCATTGACTATGTTGAAGAAGTTGTAGTCATATGCGTGCTTCTCAAACAACTGCTCGATCTCGGTAGATACCTGCTTGGCACGCCATGTGTTGTACGATGCTTGCTCAGGGTTATTCATACGCCATGCCGCAAAGTCACCCATGATGAGTGCATGTATCTCATTCATCTGTGCGGTATTTAAGTTCTCACCTTGGGCATCATTGCTGCCATAGCTTCGTCTTATGTACATGCCATAGTGGTCAGCCAGTCCCTTGGCTAGAGTAACAGCCACCGATGAGTAGCCACCGCGTGCTACACCCTCCATGATCATTCGCTTGACTGAATTCTTCATGCGAACAGTCCACCCCGCAGGGTCAACATGTGTAGTTATGGTAGCCCCAGGAAGTTTACTGAGTCGGGCAACATCCCAGTAACTCATGTTTTGGTTGTGTATGCTCATACTTTTTCCTTAGTTACGATCACTTCGATGGTGTCGTTGTTGCGTTTGATGGTTAGTTCCTTGTCTGCAACACCTGCGATGATGCGTGATAGGTGCCACAGTAGCTCATCTTGAGTTTCGTTACGGATGCGTTGCTTGAAGTACATGATTGCCACCCCAAGAAACGCTCCGATCAGTATCAGTTCAAAGTCTGAGAAGATCATGGTTGTCCGTACAGTGCACCCATCTGCTGTGCGATGTAGTCAAGCTTCTTAGCGGCTTGTTCACGAACGATTGGTGACTCACGCAGTACTTCTTTGTTATCAGAGAACAGCTTGACAGCCTCACCGATAACGCGTGCCATCTCGGATACATCACTATCTCCACCGATGTTGAGCCGCTTAGCCATCTCGACGCCTTCGATGACGTTCTGAATTGCTGAGTCGCGGAAGATCGCGCCTTCAGTACCGATGGGTTTGTTAAGTTTGTCAACCAAGTGTTTGAGTGGTTCCATCATCTTCTTAATGACTTCACTACGAGCACGAATAGCCACCTCATTCATGGATGCCTCGAACGCTTGCTTGTCTTCTTCACTGATATCGAACAGGAAGTGACTTGCTTGTGGCAGTGGTGTGAATCGTAGGTCGTGTCCAATACGTGCTTGGAACTCTTCAGCAGTTGGATAGTCCGATGGGCTTGGTGCTACATACCTCGCAGGTTTAACCTTACCCGTATCGGCGAGCAGTCTAGATTGCACATCAAGTGCCACATACTTGTCATAGTCAGGCATGATGAGTGCCATGTATGTATCAACTTCAGCCATCAAGCTACGCATACTCTGCGTGTACTCGAAGTACTGTTCGTTGGGCAGTAGCCTTGGACCTTTGTCAATGTATGGCAATGTGCGCGATTTGTGATAGGTGTATATTTCACTGGCCTTGGCAAGCAGTCGATTGACTGGATTGTTCGGGTCACGAAATAGTTTCTTGTTTACCACGAATGCGGTATCACCCAATTCAGATTGCAGGTACTCCTCTGCCATCATGTCGCGTGTTGTTAAGTTGGCTCTGCGTGTGGTCAGCTTGACCAACATAGCCTTATCTGCCAGTGTAGTTAATTGCATCATCGCTCTCCTTGTTAAATAAGTAATTACCAGTAGTGGCTTCACCCACATGTATCTCACGAGTGATGTATACATCTGTCGGGTCATCCCCGAATCTGTCTATTTCAACATCGTCTTCCTCCTCACCCACATGAAGACGAGTCCCTGATAACCTAGGGTTCCCGCTCCAGTGTGTCCACAGACGCTCTAACCACTGAATGTCTGTGTAACTTGAGTACCATTTCCAGCCCTCAAATTCAAACTTGATGTACCCCGCTATGTTGTTGCCATGTCTAGCTTCGTACACCTCAAACGCATCGAACCCTAAGTCAGCCGCCCCCGCAGGGACGGGGTAGTTCATTCGTGCGCTCACCATTGCGGCAGTGATATCTTCCACAGTACCGCGTATCAGCCATACGCCATCAGTTCTGTACCCCATGATTGCCTCACAGTAAGACGTTGGCGTTCTTCACAGCCCACTGCATGAATGCCTTGGTGTTGCGAATCTCGGGTTTAAGTTTCTGTGCATCGAAGATACACATCACTTGGAAGTCAGCAGGCATGCGGTCAACATACTCAGCGACTCGGTCAAAGTTATCCTTGGATACTTTGTGTGCCAATGCACCAGTCAATGCATACAGCACAGCAGGGTCAGTTGGTACAGCCGCTTTGGATGGATTGAGCAAGATACCCTCGATGTTGGGCAAGTTCTCAAAGATACGCTTGAAGCCTGTGTACTCAGCAGCCGCACCCTCACCCACACAGCCAGCGATGTTGCTGAAGTAGAGATCAGATGAGAGTGATGTGTCCACCTGATTGGCAAACTCCCAAGTCCGTGGTGTTGGATTGATGTTGCGGTTGGGGTCGAAGTCAGACAGCAAGTTGGGTCTGAAGCGAATGAACTGAATCAGCTCGACTGCAATGTCGTTCTCCAATGCCCATGCACACCAGTCGTCTAGGTTCTCGTCATACTGCAACTCTTGCATACGATTGGATAGCTTGGTAGTCATGCGATTGGCACCAGACTTGTCCGATGTACGATTACCTGATGCAATGATGTGTAGCTTGGGGTGCAACTTGAGCTCGCCAGCGTAGTGATCCAAGATGACACGACACATGGGGTTCTGCATCGGTTGGGGTGCATCGGATAGCTCCTCGATGATGAGCGCACATGGCATGTCTGTACCATCGTCACGGATACGATAGAACTCAGGCATTGGTATCCATTTGGCTACATCGTTGTCAGTGCGTGGTACGCCCATAATGTCCACTGGGTCGCGAAGTGATGGATTGAACTCCGTCACACGCTCAGGTGGGATGCCAAGTGATTTGATGATGTCACGACAGAGGGCAGACTTACCGCCCCCAGGTTTGCCAGTGATGTAAGGAACAAGTCGGTTGCCTTTGGCGAAGTTAGCCAAGACAGATTTTTTGATATCTGAATATTTCATGGTTTGCTTTCAGTTAGTGAATGAATGCCCGAAGGCACAGGGATATACGCACAAGTTCTACGCTTGTGTTCCAAATAATAGGGAAGTTGAGGCTCATGACATGAGCTCTAGTTGGGCTCTGAAAAGAACCCGTTGGACCAGTTGGACCAGTTGGACCTACTGACTTCGATCGAACCTGCGCTTGACTAGGATTGTTTTCCAAGTCTCATTGAAGCTTTCCAATACTTGCGTGTATGCTTTGGATGGGTCGTGGTTTAGTTTCACGGTCTCCAGTAGAACAAGTCCAGTAAGAGTACTAGGATTGCCAATGCGAGTATTGCTCGCTCGAATTTTTCCCATATTGTGTGCATGATTGCGCTCCGTGATAGGTGAATGTACTCGTGCTCTTGCTTTGGCACGTTCTTCTTGCTCGTATTGCTCGGCTTTACGGCTCATCAGAGTACCTTGGGAATGATCTGACCAATGAATCGTTGCGTGGTTCATTGATGGTGTGGATGCGTATCTGCACACCCTTGGCTTCCAATGCGTTCATGAATTCAGCCATGTCGCAGTCTTCCTCTAGATATACAGTGTTGCCTTGTCGGTATGAATAGGCACTGATTTTATCGTTGATGCCAAGTTCTACAAGCTCGTCGTAGTTAACAGCTAACCAGCCGTGACCTGGATCGGAGTAGAAGTAATAGTCTAGTTTGTCGATTGTGTTCATGGTTTTGCTCCTTCGTTGTCAAACATAAATGCCATAAGTTCTTGGAATGAGGGGAACTTGCCACGCTCGTCATAGAATCTCCATGTGTCGCAGTTTGCACACCCTTGCTCGTATGATCTACATCGCTTGCCTTGACTGGCTCGCAGAAACTTAAAGCCATCGTGAACTTCATACTTACACTTGGCTCGCTTGCGTATGTCTCTAACTTGCATTGATCTCATCCTCCTGTAATGGTGGTAGTAAAGCTGCTTCTTGAATCATCTTGATCACACCCTGCATGGTTTCGTATGTCTCCGACCCCATGCATGGATTGCAAAACCCATAGGGTTTACCCTTGTCGTCGTAATAGACTTCTTGTAGGCAGTACCAATCGTCACCGCCATTCTCTGATTTAACATTCACGATTCGATAGTTCCACATCATTTGCCTCCTTTGTGAGATGAGTTGAGATTGACCAGTAGTGATAAGTCAGTTACCACGATGTAGTTTGACTTGGGCATGGGCACGATGGTGTGCTTCTGTTGCTTAGCAATCTTTTCAGCACATTCCATACAGGTCGGGCGTGATAGGTGTTTGCGATGTGGCTCGACACGAACTGCATAGCAGTGTGTACATATAGGTAAGTGATAGTCTTCACTCATCGTATGCCTCGATCACACACAATGCCAAGCCACCGAAACAGAAGCCTGAGAATACTTGGAGTGCTTGTTGGTAATAAGGTGTGTCTGAGTTGTATCCGAAGAATTGGCAGAGCAAGAAGCCTGCAGTGAAGCCAATGGCGTACAGAATGGATGGCATGTTAGTGACTCCTAACTTGTTTATAGTATTCGCGAAGTGCTGACTCGGGGTCGTCAGCGTCCATAGGATTGTCAACCGCACTGAATTCGAAGACATAGGGTGTGTCGTCAAGTGGGTCGGTGTAGTGTGGTTCGATGATGAGTGAATCCAAATGCAGGAACATGAGTTGAGTGTGTTTCATGATGTGTCCAATGTTGGTGTGTCTGATGTGTGTGAATATTCCGCGAATTTGCAGGTGTGATAGGTGTGTGGAATATTCATGTTAGTGGTTCCTTACCTCCAAGTCTGTGTGGTTGACACACAAAATCGATGCTGTATAGATATACAGGTAGAATTTTCAAATATTCCGTGTTTTTTGTGGAGTCAGGCAGGATTTATGAGATATATGTGTAATGTGAACATTAGACACATTGTGTTAGGACATACGCGCCTCGCGTGTATGTGTATATTTATATGGAATATTTGAAAATTTGAAAATTCAATTAAGATTGGTTAATAAAATCAACAACTTATGAATTTTCCAGACAATTTTCCACTTTGGACTGTGGAAAATTCACTTCACACGATATGTGATCGTGGCGCGAACCAGCTTTGAGTACTTGGTCAGGCGTGTTGGATTGTGTGAGTGCAGTGCAGTAAGCCTGCAGTTGGCTGAACGATACGGCTCAGGTGGCAAGCCACCCTGAACCTTGCGACCCACCTCGCCATCGCGAAGTTTGGGCATTGGTGCAATGTGAACTCCGCGTGGCAAGATGTGTGTTGTCATATTAAGCCTCAATGATTTCAGATGTGTTGGATTCAATGATGCGCTCGACCAAGTTGAACATGAAAGCCTTTTGACCTTTGAGCTCAGCACCCTTCAAGAGCACAGCAGATTGCACAGCAGAGCACAAGCTGATCAGGTTTTGCTTATTCATTGGACCAGTTGCAGGAATCAAGCCAATGACATAAGGCTGAGCAGACTTAGGAACTAAAGTATCGACAATGTCGCGAGCCAATGGGCGGTATTGACCATTCAGCAGTTGCTTCAAATAGATGCCTTGCGCGATACCCTTGCGTGAAGCAGAGTCAGCGAAGGCAATTGCACGAGCCAGTGAGCCAGTCTTTTCAGGCTTTTTCGCTGACATAGTGAATGAAGCTGATGCGTCAATGATTGCGATTTCGGTGGTCATAGATTTCTCCAAATAAGTGAGTTTCAAGTAATGCACTACACCATGCAATGCACTACACAAAACCGTCTCCCACACTTTTGCCATTCATGTGTTTAAACCATGCCGTAAGGTTTAGGTTATAGAGACGGATTTCACCGGACAGTTACTTCACCCAAACTGTCAAAACGCTACCAAATTTTTAATGATCGACCGCATTGAATCATTCGCTTGATAGACCGCGCGTCAACCCTCACGGGCACGCCAACGGACATACGAATCAGACAATGTTGCTTGTTAAAGAGCTCGGTATCGAGGGCACGATCGCCCTACACCATAGGTTTTGACCCGACAAGCGGGTGGGGTGGGTGGGTGGACAAAATGAATTTGATGGGCCGCCCCTTCTTTACCTATTGCTCATTCAACACGCCCCATTTTTCTAAACATACACACGTTCGACACACCAAATAATTTTCTTCCACAAAACACCACCCCCTTGACAACCCTCGCAAAAGCCCTAACATACACACCAACATCAACCCCACTGGAGTCCCACATGGCCACCAAACCCGCTTTCTTGTTCAAAGGCAAAGAAACCAAAAAAGAGGAAAAAGCTGAGAAAAAGGCTTACCCCACCAAAGCTGGTTACGCTAAAGCTGAGAAGAAGTACGAGAAGGAAATGCCCAAAAAAGGCATGAAAAAGTAATGGCTACTAAACCTGGGCTGTACGCCAACATTCACGCAAAACAAGAGCGTATTAAAAACGGCTCTAAAGAAAAAATGCGTCCTGTTGGAAGTAAGGGCGCACCCACCAAACAAGACTTTATTAAGTCTGCAAAGACTGCAAAAAAGAAATGAAGCGTTACAACTTTCATTTGCCTGAGCCACTGATGGAAGCTTTGAAGCAGGAGTCGGTGCGCACGGGTGTGACAGTCTCTGAAATCATCAGACGTGTATTGATGGAGTATGTGAAAAAATGAATGACGATTTGATTCACAGTAATCATTCAGAATTTGCTTTATCACCTACAGCAGTAGAACCACATGTCACTTTGGATATCCCACCCCAGCTGGTGTGGGAGTGTGCTGCGGGGCTAGAAGACCCTGTGTTAATTGCTGCACGCTTTGGTTTCGAGGGTGACAAGTGGGAGCGTTTATCGCAGTGGCCTCCGTTCATTACTGCAGTGCAATCGCAGCGTGCAGAGTTTGACCGCAACGGCATGACATTTCGTCTCAAAGCTGGTTTGATGGCCGAAGAGATGATGAGTCAGATGTTCAAGCAGGCAATCAGTATAGACAGCACCATACTGCAGAAACTGTCTGTGTTTAACAGCCTTGTAGATGTGGCTGGGCTTAAACCAGATAAGAAGCAGGTGGACACTGCGGTCAATGCTGCACCGAAGTTCAGTATCACGATAAACTTTCCAAACCAGCAACCCACACCAGTGACCATAGATGGCTAATCTTGTATATACACCGCCGGTATCAGTAGTTCCGTTTTTATCGTCGGACAAGTTTGCTAACTTCATCGTAGGGCCTGTGGGTTCGACAAAGACAACAGCATCACTGATCAAAATTGGCTACGAGGCCAAACGCATCAAGGCCAGTCCAGATGGCATACGCAGGTCACGTTGTGCAGTCATTCGTAACACCCGTCAGATGCTGTGGGACACGACCATCCCAGACTTTTTGAAATGGTTTCCTGACGGTGAAGCGGGTCTGTTGGAAAAAACCAACAGTAAATTCTTGCTCAAGTTTGACGATGTTGAGTGCGAGATTTTGTTTCGTGGACTTGATGATGCAAACGACGTGCGCCGACTGCTGTCATTGCAGCTGACGTTTGGTGTGATGGACGAGTTTCGTGAGATTAACCCCGACATTTACAACGCACTGACCGGTCGTCTAGGTAGATACCCTGATAAAACCATGAATGGCGTGGGTGCGTGCGATGACGACGGCAAGCAGATTCACAAAGTATGGGGGGCAACTAACCCGCCTGATGGAGATACGTTCTGGGAAAAACTCTTGACAGAGCCGCCAGATAACATGCATGTGACCATCCAGCCATCTGGTCTGTCTCAAGAAGCTGACTGGGTGCAATTTTTGCCAGACGGATACTACGAGAATTTGTGTGAGGGTAAAAGTGAAGACTGGATCGACGTCTACGTACACGGAGAGTTTGGTAAGTCACTCTCGGGTCAGCCGGTCTTTCGGGCCTTTAACCGTGACGTACATGTCGCTAAACAGACGCTCAACCACATTAAATTACAGACTCACCCACTTATCATTGGTATGGACTTCGGGCTCACCCCCGCGTGTACGATCAATCAGGTGGACGCACAAGGTCGACTACTTACCTTCGCAGACTTAGTCTCGGACGGCATGGGAACACTGAGGTTTTGCCGTGAGAAGCTCAAACCGTTGCTTGCCAATAGGTTTCCCGGGATGAACGTGTTGATCATTGGCGACCCGGCAGGGCAGCAGAGGGCGCAGACAGATGAGCGCTCAGTGTTTGATATTCTGCGTGCAGAAGGGTTTAGAGTCATTTCTGCTAAGTCGAACAGCGTTGTGGCACGTATCAATGCAGTCGATAAGATGCTCACTAGAACGGTGGATGGCAAACCAGGTCATCTAATTGATCCGTGTTGTACAAATTTAATTGCTTCCCTTCGCGGCGGTTATAGGTATAAAATCCGTCAGAACGGCGAGGCTGATGATAAGCCCGAGAAAAACTCGCATTCCCACATTGCTGATGCGCATCAGTATGCATGTTTACATGCGGATGGAAACGTAACCGGGGATACGTGGCAGAGAAAAGCCGTTGAAGTTAAACGCGTCGATTACGCGTGGACTTGACACATCCCAGAATATTGGTAAGGTAGCACTATGCAACTTGGCTTGAACATGACGAATTCTGCCGCGCCGGGGACTATCTCGGCGGGTGGTGGCCTTGTCACCATTAAATCATTGAAAGCGATGGCAGAAGAACGTGCAGCAGCGCAGCAAGCCAATTCGCAGCCTGTAGTACAAGCACTGAACGGTTACATTCGCAAACAGTGGATGTCATCCATGATGGCCAAGCAGATGACTGCTGAGATCAAGATGCTCAAGTCAGTGCGTGCGCGTCGCGGTGAATATGATCCTGATAAGTTAGCACAGCTGCGTGAGCAGGGTAGTTCGACCATCTACATGATGATTACATCGAACAAATGCCGTGCGGCGTCGAGCTGGCTGCGAGATACATTGGTCACTGCGTCAGAAGACAAGCCTTGGACCATTACTCCTACTTCATTGCCTGATTTGCCTCCTAACGAAGTAGAGAGCATCATGCAGCAGGCTCAAGCAGAAGTTGAGCAGTTGTATTTGAATGGCACACCGCCAACAGATCAGCAAGTGCGTGAGCGTTTGCTTGAGATGAAAGACATAGCACTGTCTCATCTGAAAGACTTAGCCAAGCGCACAGCAGAGCGCATGGAAGTGAAGATGGAAGATCAGTTGCAAGAAGGCAATTGGTCTAAAGCATTCTCAGAATTCCTTGATGATATTACAACGTTTCCATCAGCGTTCATCAAAGGCCCCATCATTCGCAAGCGTCCGAAACTCAAATGGGTTCCCACACAGGACGGTCAATTTGCACTAGATCAGACAGAAGAATTGGTGATGGAGTGGGAGCGTGTTGATCCATTCAACATTTATCCATCAGCTGATGCATCGGACGTAAATCAGGGTGACTTGATTGAGCGCCACAAACTCTCCCGCGCTGATTTACAAGCCATGATTGGCGTTGAAGGTTATAGCGAAGGTGCTATACGCGCAGTGCTTGAGACGTATGGTAAAGGCGGTCTGCGTGACTGGATTTACGTTGACATGAACAAGGCCGCTGCTGAAGGTAAGTCCACAATGGGCGTTCAGCAGAATCCTTCTAAACTGATTGACGCTCTGCAGTTTTGGGGCAACGTTCAAGGTCAGTTGTTGCTTGACTGGGGTATGTCTCATGACGAGATTCCAGACCCACTGGCTGAGTATCCTGTTGAAGCATGGATTATTGCAGACTGGGTTATCAAAGCAGTTATCAATCCCGATCCACTGGGTCGCCGTCCATACTACAAAGCCTCCTACGAAGAAGTTCCCGGTGCATACTGGGGTAACTCTGTAGCTGATCTGTGCCGTGATGCACAAGATGTTTGTAATGCCACTGCACGCGCACTGGTGAACAACATGTCTATTGCCTCTGGCCCTCAAGTTGTTTACAACATTGACCGTTTGCCACAGGGCGAGAACATCACGCAGATGTACCCATGGAAAGTATGGCAAGTCACATCTGACCCGCTTGCTGGTTCCGCTCCTCCCATGCAGTTCTTCCAGCCTAGCTCTTTGTCACAAGAGTTGATGGCAGTGTTTGAGAAGTTCAGTATCTTGGCAGACGAGTACACAGGTATTCCACGTTATATGACTGGCGACAGTCCTGCAGGCGGCGCAGGTCGCACGGCTTCTGGTATGAGCATGCTGATGAGTAATGCTGGTAAAGCCATCAAGCAGGTCGTGGCCAACATTGACGACAACGTCATCTCTCCCGTGGTTGAGCGGTTGTATTACTACAACATGCGCTACGGCACTGACCCTGATTTGAAGGGTGATGTAAATATCGTTGCACGCGGCGCGATTTCTTTGATTGTCAAAGAGCAAGCACAAGTTCGCCAGAACCAATTCTTGCAGATCGCTCTTACCAGCCCTGCAGCTCAGCAGATTATTGGCGTCGAAGGCATTGCAGAGTTGTTACGCCAAGGCGCGAAGACTCTGGACATGAACCCAGACCGGATTGTTCCTCCAGTGGAAATTATCAAACAGCGGATGGCGCAGGCCCAGCAAGCGCAGATCGCTCAGCAGCAACAGCTTGCTCAGGCAACTGGTCAAGCCCAAGCAGGTGGCACGCCACCAAATCCAAGCCCCGGTGCTCAACTTGAAAACGGTGCTCCCGTGACAAATAATTTTGCACCAACTCCCGGTGTTGGTAGTTGACAACACCATTTTCCGGTATATCATTTCGATCATTAAAGGAGCATTCAAATGCAAGCAATTAACCCAAAAGAGTCACGCTCATCTGAGTACGCTCAAGAATCAGCTAAAACTGACGGCATGTCTAAAGGCGGCTCAGTCGGTGGCGGCGGCAGCAACGGCGACATTTTCGCTACGTTGAAGCGCGGTGGTTCTGAGTACACTGCCGAAAAAGCTAAAACTGACGGCATGTGCAAATAAATGGTTCGTGTCGATGAAAGAGTAGCGCGGTGCCTAGGGTTACTGCGTTCTCCTGAGATGCAACCATTGATAGAATTTTTGAAAGATCGTCGCCAAGAGACTCTCGAAAGACTTGGGGACGTTCAAGGTGAAGAAATGAAGTCCCGGCTGCAAGGCCGGAACCTCGAGCTCAAGGAATTCCTTGAGATGGTGGACCAAGCAGAAATGCTGTACGCCAAAACCCGCAGGTAAGCGCAGACCGTTAAGTCGGAGCGCAAACCTAAATTTTTAATTTAACAGTAGCAGACCGTAAGCGAATAGAGACTGACCGTAAAGTCGGAGTCCCAAAGCGTAGTCGGAGCGAAGGAGATAGAAATATGGCATTGCCACGTGTAATTCAGGAACAAGTTGAACAAGCTGATGCTTTTGTAGCTCAGATGAATGGACAGACCACACCAAATGCGGAGACTGCGCCAGAACCTGACCCAAATCCAGACGTCAACCCCGAACCACAGCCGCAACCTATTTCGCAAGAGGAAGAACCGAAGCCAGCACCAGTGCCAGAAGAAACTTGGGAACGAAAGTACCTGACGCTCAAAGGCATGTATGACGCTGAAGTGCCACGCCTACATTCGCAAATGCGAGAGCTGAATCAACAGGTTCAGACACTTATCGCAGAAGCAGCTGTAGCTAAAGCACAACAGCCCAAACAGGATGCAGTAACGGCGAAACCGCTTATCACTGAACAAGACAAAGAGGCTTTTGGCTCTGACTTGTTGGATTTGATTGACCGTGCGACTGAGCAAAAACTAGCGGGAAACCGTGACCTTGAAGCCCAGCTCCGTGCCGAAATCAATGAGTTGAAAGGTAAGCTGGGAAATGTGACCGAGCGCCAAGTAGTATCTGATAAAGACCGCTACGAAGCTGCTTTGAGTGCACAGGTTCCAGATTGGGAAGCCATGAACGTAGATCAAGGTTTTCTGACATGGTTGGCTGAAGTAGACCCAGTTTATGGGATGCCTCGCCAGTACGCACTGACCAATGCGTATGAGTCGCTTGATGCGAACCGTACCGCAACGATCTTTAAGCAGTACAAAGCCACGCTTGCTCCAGCTCAGCGTCCTCAAGCCAACCGAGAACTTCAGCGTCAAGTAGCACCGACCCGCTCGCATACGTCGCCTGCTCCTACAACTTCAACTGCGGATAAACGTGTCTATACCACATCGGATATTGATTCGTTTTATGCTGAATGGAGACGTGGAATGATCGACGAGGCAGAAGCGGTGCAAATTGAGAGAGATATCCATGCCGCTATCAATGAAGGTCGAATTCGTTAAGAACGTCCGAACTGTAGCGGTCAAATTTGTTAACTTTTGTTTTTAAGAAAAGGACTAGACCATGTCTACAGTAACCGCAGCAGCAGCCTATCCCATTAACTCTGGTGGTTTTAACACCCCAGGCGGACAGGTAGCTTATTCTGGAACCGCTTATTCCGGTTCTTTCATTCCCGCCCTCTGGTCCGGCAAGCTGGCCCAGAAATTCTATGCCGCCACAGTTTTTGGTGAAATCGCCAATACTGACTGGCAAGGTGACATCACCGGCATGGGTGATACAGTGATTATTAACACAATCCCTTCCATCACCATCAACAGCTACTCCATCGGTCAAAACTTGGCTTATGAAGTTCCTGCTCCTAGCACATTGCAGTTGGTTATCAACAAAGGTAAGTACTTCGGCGTGAACGTTAACAACGTTCTCGAGTTGCAAGCCAAGCCCAAGTTGATGGACATGTTCACCAACGACGCTGCTATGCAAATGAAGATTCAGATCGACAAAGACGTTCTGTACACTAACTTCAACCAAGGCGACGCTGCTAACCAAGGCGCAACTGCTGGTGCTATCTCCGGCGGCTACAACCTCGGTACAGACTCTGCCGCTGTGACTTTGACTGCTTCTAACATCTTGTCTAGCATCACTGCTTTGTCAAGCGTGTTGGATGAAGCCAACGTTCCTGAGACAGACCGCTGGTTGATTATCACCCCCACAGAGCGTCAGATTCTGATGCAATCAAACTTGGCACAAGCTCAGTTCATGGGCGACGCTTCTAGCGTGTTGCGTAACGGCAAGATCGGCATGATCGACCGTTTCACAGTGTATGTGTCTAACTTGGTTCCACGTGGCGCTGCTGGCAAAACTTGGATGAACCCCAACACTGGTACTGATGCTACTTCTGCTGGTGCAGTTAAGCGTCACGCTGTGATGGCCGGTCACAAGTCTGCTATTACCTTCGCTTCTCAGATCGCTAAAGTTGAGAGCTTGCAGAACCCCAATGACTTCGGTACATTGGTTCGCGGCTTGAACGTGTACGGCACTAGCGTCGTACAAGCTAAAGGTCTGGCTTTGTTGGTCGCTGCAGGTTAAACTCCTACCGGAGAAGGCGGGGCTTCGGCCCTGCCATTTATTAACCTAAGGAGAACACCATGGCCGTTATTGACGATCTCATTTCTAGTGGTTTGTCCTTGCCTCAAGCGCAAGCTGTAATTGCTGAAGATACTACTTCCAATCTTGATGGTTTAGTGTCTGCTGGCTTTACTTATACACAAGCTCTAGGCATCACTGGCCTTGACGCAGGCTCCGCAACTTCAAACAACTTGGTTGTTCAAGGTTTGTGGGCTGGCACTCAAGTTCCTGCAATTGTTGCAGCATTGGCTGTAACACCATAAGGTAGATTATGGGTACGGTAACCGCTCAAACCATTCTCAACAAAGCGGCAATTCAGTTAACTGATATTGCCAATGTTCGTTGGACCCGTGCTGAATTACTCAGCTGGTT